GTCTTCGCGTTCGATCAGCACAGCATTCAGCCATATCGCCTCCCACCTCCAGTCTCCCTCTCGACGGATCTCCATCCGCTCGGCATTGGTGAGCCGCAATTCGGGGGTGTCAGTCGACATGGGTGGGCTCCTCGGGTTTCTTCGTGAATCCTCGTGACGTATCCCGCGCTGGATCAAAAGGACCGTCCAGCACGAATCCGAACGCAGCCGCGAGGTCGTCGGCTCGAATCCAATCGCCCCACGGATCTTCTTCCATCTCTTCGCCGCGCCAGTCCTTCACAACCAGATCGTGGCGCGTCAGTGAGTTCAGGATTTCGAGTATTTTTTCGGGGTGCATCCGTCCAATCCTCAGGGAGTCTCGATCAGCCGTTATTCCGAATCTCGTTCCGCACCCGTTCGACAACGTCGATCGCCTTTTGGACGTTCTCGGTGGTTTGCGTTCCGACTGGGGGCTTCGGCTCAAGGAACGCCCTGATTCGCTTCTGGAGGCCTTCCAAGTCCTCGTCGCAATAGTTCTCGTGCCAGTCGGCGGCGTCTTCGAGGAGCTTCAGCGCATCCCTGTGCTGCTCCTCATACTCGTCGATGATGTATGCCGCCCCAGTTCCGGGACTCTGGAACTTCCCGCTCGTGACGTGCAGGTAGACTTTGCTGACTTCGCTCTCGACGGATTGGTGGTATTCGAGCTTCGCGGCGAGCTGGCGAAGGCACGCCGCCACGCGCAACCGCTCGGACCAGTTCCCGGATTCGAGGTATTCGGCCCACTTGATCGGATCTTCGGTCATGATCGGGATCGGCTTATCCATCACCCGGCCCTCGCAATCTCAAACTCCGAGCACGTCACCCGTACCCGATCCTCCATGACGTAGGCGAACTTGCCGCCGAACTCCTTCGCGGCCATCTTCGCCGACTCAATCGCGGCAGCCTCGTTCATGTGCGTTCCTCCGTAGAGGAACGGGGTATCGTCGACTCCGGTACCGACCACAACCACGCGGAAACGAGTGTTGAAAGTTCCCATTTCTTTCCTTTGCATTACAGAGACGGCTGAGTGTGGATTCTTAGTGATTCGCGGCAACGGCAGCCCGCTCACCGACAGCCTTCACGAAGCCCGGCCAGAGCTTCCTGGCGAACTGCAACGCATCGTTGGGCCAGTCCTGCGAACTGATATCGCACCAGTCGACCTCGGCCGCCTGAATCGCGTCAGAATCGAACAGTGACTTCAGTGCCCATTCGCCGCTCAATCCATCGTCTTCGACTTCCTGCACGGCTTCCCACGCATCCCTGGCAACATCCCGGCTGATGTTTTCGGCGCGGCGGTTCTGAAGAATCTCGGACCTGACGGCCTCGATGCCCTTCTCGGCACTGGGAACCATCGTGCAGATTTTCCCCAGCAGATAGTCTTGCTCGATGTCCGCGATGAACGCGGCGAACGGCTCCCCCATGTGGGACCAGTAGTGACCGAACACGCCATAGCTCGACACGCAACACCACGTTGCGAAGAACCGTGGTCGTCCGTCGCTGGTCTTTCCTTCGCCGGCCTCGACGAAGAATGTGCCGTACTCGCCGTTTTCGCGGATATCGTAGACCTCTGGCATCTTGGCTCATCTCCTCGAAAGTGCTGTTGGGTTATCCGCTTACTGTCTCGGTGGGGGGGCTGGTTACGGGTCAGCGGCAAATGGCTGGTTCGCCGATATCGAGCACGTCGACCGTCTCTTCGTCGCGCGCCTCGACGATCTCTTCGCGGTCGTATCTGTCGCGGGCCTCGATTGCCGTCTCAGCCTCGACGACCACCACGCAACTGACCAGCTTCGTTACCGGGATCTGCCAGAACATCACGCACCTCCCCGCCGCTCGATGATGTCCGCGAGGTGCTGCAGCTCGCGGCCAAGCTGGTGCTTCGAGTCACTGAGGCACGACTCCCCAAGGCCCGGCGGACAGAGCCTCTGTCCGTTCCCCCGAAGAAAGTCGACGATATCGGACGTCGTCATGTCACCGTGGGTTAAAATCAATCCCGTGTAATCCGTGTGTGTAGCCATCACTGCCTTTCCTTGACTGATGCCAGATACTTATGGGTGCCGCACTCAAAGCCGACGGGGCTCTGCACGTCACGCCCTTCGTTTGGAACTCTCACAACAACCGACTCGCCCTTTTCCCTCATTCGTAAAAACGCCAGAACCGCCGCCGGCCTGAGTGAGAACGCGGCAGGGGGGGCGTCCCACGGCACGGGGATCTCAATCAGCGCCATGCCTTCACTTGGCCCTGTTGAATGAATCGTCAGTGATCCATCGGAAAACTCGAAGTCGGCAAACGACGTGTCGATCGATGTCGTCACCTCGGCCTGCTTGAGGACTCTTTCAAGCACATCACACAGGATCGGAACCTCTATCGCAGTCATCCCGAACTTGCCCATGAAGAATGTCGGCCAGCTCCCTGCCGCCATTCGGGCCGTTGCGAATCGGGGACCAACGATCGCGATTGACGAATCAGAAACATTCAGCGTCACATCGCCAGACGACTCATCCAGAACCGCCAGCAACGCCTTGCACCCCTTCTGCGTGACAAGGATCGACGTGGCGGGCTTACTGCCGACAATGTCAGCCTGAAATCCGTCCCACGAAATGTTGGTGCAGTTCGTTCCGTAGACGTTTACGAGACCGATAGCCAAGCTGAAGAAGACGTGTTCGGTGGCATGACTGCGGAAGGCTCCGCACGTCGGCATCGTTCGCCGGAGGCATCTGGCGATTTCCGAGGCCGTCGCTGTAATCGACAGGCCGCCCTCGGTGGCGCTCACCTGCGGAAACTTCGATGGGTCAGCGCACGGAAGTTCGAATAGCGAGCCACCGCACTCGACGTGAAGCGTCGACCCAGCCTTCCACATCCGGACCTTGTCGTCGGCAAGCAGGGACACCAGAGACTTCAGGCGAGCAAACAGGACAACCGCCTCTCCAGTGGCGTCGACAGTGCAGCCATCAACCTCGATCCGCATCCCGATCTCACAATCCGTCGTCTCCACGACGACACATGTCGTTGCGTAGATCCGAACGCAATAAAGAATCTCCATCGGGGTTCGCGTCGGGACAGCCGCCCCTGCAATATTCAATGCCGCAAGCAGGCTTTGCCGGTCGCAAGAGACTTCCATGCTGGGCGCTGCCGTCTTCGGCTGTCTTTGTGTCGCTGTCGCCATTGTCGGCTGACTCCTGAGTTAAATTCCCGCGTTTTCGTTCGAATAACGGCTGAGACGTGATCAACTACGCCTTCACCTTCCGCTTCTTCTTCACCGGACCGTTCCGCAGCGTCTCGATCACTTCCCGCTGCGCCGCGTTGTCCGGCTCCTGCTGTCCCGAGTAGCACAAGCCGATCTGTGCCAGGACAAAGGCGTCTGTTTCGTCGCTGGTCGCAAACTCGATGCCCCATCGCTTGAACGCCGCCACGGCAATCGCTGTCTTGTCTGCGTTTCCTTTACCGGTGGCGAATTTCTTGAGTTGCGATGGCGTCACCTCCACAACGTCCGGCGTTATCTCCAGCAGCTTCATTCTCAGGATGCCGCCGTACTCAGCGAGATTCGTGACGGCATCGCCCCTTGATCCGAAGCTGTAGTCTTCCAGCATCACGCGAGCGTTCAGCGGCACGGCATTGACTACCGTGTTCGCCAGCGTGATAAATCGCAGCATGCGTCCTCGTAGCCCTTCTGCCGGGACCGACGAAAATCGCTCCGGGTTGTTGCCGGCAACGCACACCGCCGTCCCGGTCAACGACGGATCTATGCCCACTACGACTGTCTTGCTCATGCTTCCTCCCTGTGTGGTTCCGCCCCGTCACTCCCCGCACGACGACGGGTGATCTCCTCGGAAATGTTGTCGATCAGCTCTGCGATACTATCGAAGCTCAACGTGTACAGAGCGTATTCGCGGCGGCGGTATATTGCCGCTCGCACCCTCAGCAACGCCAGCACATCGTCCACAGTCCGGATTGGTGAGGTCATGGGGTCTCCTTCGGCGTGGCGTGCATCCCGGCGCAGATCGCCTCAAGCAGCGTGGAACAATCAACCGCAGGTCCGTCCGTCAACCCCCAGATTCGCTTGCAGCCGTTGTCCCAGTCCGTGCCAGCCTCAATCATCCTGCCGTTTGGCAACTCGATGTTGGCGTCCTCGTCTGCGAAGTGCCGTTTCTCAAGTGCATAGACAGCGAAGTCTCGCTCTCGTTTCGTGAGTTCATACGAGCACCGTGCCGCCGTCAGGAACACGCTGTTCGTGGATGCTTCCGATTCCAGTTTCCTCACCCGCGCCACTGCCTGCCGGAGGGCTGAGGCGAGGGACTGCACGTCGCGATTCGACGGCCATCTCCATGAAGCCTCATCCGCCAACTTCATAATCTCGTCGTCACTCACAGCACACCTCCCCTGTCGGCTCAATCCCCATCCTCCGCATCAACGCCCGCCGCGTCTCGTCGCCTTGCTCTGTCCCGAACGCCGCGCACATCCGGTATGCCAGCACCTCGAACGACACGAACCGCTCGGGCTCCGGCTTCTTCAGGCTTGACGCTCGCGGGAGTCGCGTGCAGTGGTTGTCGATGTGGTGCGCCTTGGTTGGCGTTACGGTTGGCATTCGTGGACCCACCTTTCGTGACCAAGACTACCCGCTCTCTGAAGCATCAGGCGATGAGCCGTCGCAATCTCGCCGCCGCTCTCATGCAGTCGCCATCCCTGCTCTCTCAGCGTCTGCCGCAGCTTGTCGAGGGGGGACGGCTGGAGGGCTGCAACTGCAGTACCGAGCCCGCCGGGAATGTAGTTCTTGTTCACGGCAAGCGTTGACCACTCCAGCAGCTCCCGCGTCTTGCTCGCCAGCTCCGCGTGGTCCATCGAATCCAAGTGGTCAGACATCGGTGGTCTCCTTTCCGTATTCAGGGTGCATGTCGTGCATGTGTGCCGAAAGCTGTTTGAAGGTGCGATGGCAGCAGGGACATACGCCGGCACCGATCCGCTTTTTCAGTTTCGTCTGCTGTCCCTTGGCGGCACTGAGTTGCCTATCACGCTGTGCAATGGCTTCGCGGGCGTCACGAATTCGAGCGTCCTTCTGATCAACCTGCTGCTTCAACGATGCGTTCTCGCGCTGAAGGCGCTTTACCGTCGTGTCGCAAAAGCACTGGCTATGCCCCGATGGGCAGTAGAACTCTTCGCCGGTGTCGACCCAGCGACTCTTCGTCCGCTGGTCCACCGCAAAAAGCATGTGGCACTTGTAGCACTCCAGAGTTACGAAGGTTTCCGTAAACGAAAGCATCGTCGTCGCCATCACCCTTGCTCCTTTCCCAACAGGTCCACCAACTGTTTCCAGTACGGGCGCATCCAGTCGCCCGGCAACCACAAGTCGCCGAGGCTCTCCACCCACGACACAACCTGCTTCCCGCTTGCCTGAGTCCAGAACGCAACGTCCGCTTCGCCTTTGAGGCACTTCACCAGCATGCACAGCACTCGTCCGCACTGGATGTGGCGGTGAAAGAATCGATGATGGTAGGCGCTCAGCATCATGAAGTTGGACACGTCGTCCCGGCGCTTGAAAATGTGATTCAGCTCGACTCCCATAATCGCCGTCATGTCCACCGGACGCCCCACCCACACCTCGATCCCCGGCAGGTACTTGCTCCATTCGTCGTCGGCATTGGCCTCGCGGTACGCCTGCCGCAGCTCCGGGTTCTGATGCCGTGGCGTCTTGCGGGTGCGCTTCATGGCTGTGCGTTTGAGCGGGGTGCGGCGCTTCATCATGAATTCCCGTTGGCTGCTGCGATCACGTCCCAAAGGAAGCTCGCGTGCGGATCGGAAACCACCTGCTCATAGACTGTCGTTGCCTCTTCCTTCACCTGTTCCGGCGCTTCGACGTACCCATAGAGAGTGCCGCCGTCTCGCTCGTTACCGCTATCGGCGATTCTCTGATACTCCGACTTCTTGAACTTCACTTCGTTGATCGCCTGAATTCTGATCATGTACTTCATGGATTCCCTTTCGTTTCCGGTGCCTGCTCCACAACCCTGATCGCCCTCGACTTGCCAGCCTCACGCACGATCTGCTTCTTCTTCTCCAACGCCTTCAGGTGGCAGCACACGCCGTTCGTTGTCTTGATCCCGAACTCAGCCCCGATCTCCCGCACCGTCGGCGGGTAGCCACGAGAGGCGATCGACGTGCGGATGTAGGCGAGGATGGCGGACTGCTTTGTGGTGAGGGTCATCGGTATCGCTCCGGCGTCACGTCGTACTGCCCGCCCGGAGGCGTCAAGTAACTCGCCGATCGGTATTCCATCGTGGGACCGTCCCAGTACAGTTTCACTTCGCCAGTCTTCCCGTTGCGATGCTTGCGGATGTAGAGCGTTGCCTCGTGCTCGTCAGCCATCGGGTCGTATGATCGAGGGCGGTCGATCATCATCACCAAGTCTGCGTCCTGCTCGATGCTTCCCGATTCCCGTAGGTCGGAGAGTTGGGGTGTCTTGTCGTTTCGCAGCTCGATTTGCCGATTGAGCTGAGCGAGGCAGATGATTGCGATCTTGAGTTCCTTCGCCAGATTCTTGAGCCCGCGGCTGATCACCGACACCTGCTGCTCGCGTGGCACCCGGCGGTCGAATGGTTCGATGAACTGCAGGTAGTCGACGACGACGAGCCTCGTCTTGTGCTTCCGTTGCAGCAGCCGCGTCACCGATGCGATCGTCTGGACCGTCCTCCCAGGTGTGGCGTCGATCTGCACCGGATACTGGGACGCCGCCGAGGCGTTCATATTCAGCCGGTCGAGCATGTCCTCCGATTGGTAGTTCTTCCGCATCTCGTCGAGCGAGACGTGAGCCTCCATCGAAAGGATTCGTTCCGCGACTTCGATCTCCGACTGCTCCAGGGAGAAGAACGTCACCGGAACCTTGGCGCGGGCGGCGTGCAGCAGCATCCGAATTGCGAGGGCCGTCTTGCCAACGCTGGGTCTGGCAGCCAGCACGTTGAAACTCCCCGGCTGAAAACCGTTCGTCAGCTTGTCCAGATCATCGAAGCCGCTCGTGACGCCGAACGTCGTCCCCGCCCCGATGCGGTTGATTGCGTCGAGGAGCATGCCCTCGATCGAGGTGTCAAGTATTCCCGTCTGCCGTTCCAGCGTGTCGTGGAGCTTCCCCTCGACAGTGCCGATGACTGCGTCAATTTCCCGAAGCTCGTCCTCCGCCCCGATAATCCCGTCAATGCAGGCTGACACCGTCGCCCGTCGTAGCGCCTTCTCGCGAATCGTCTCGGCGTAGGTCACGGCATGCGCGGCATGCGGCAGCTTTTCGGCACACTGAGCGAGGAATTCCACCCCGCCGATTTCCTCAAGCTGCCCCTTCGCCTGCAGGTAGTCCGCCAACGTCACGTCGTCGATCGGCTTGTGCTTGGACCGCATGTGTACGATCGCTTCAAACACCATCCGACATTCCGGCAGGTAGAAATCCTCCTTCGACACGGAGTCCGCGACTTCGTCGACGCGATTCGGCTCGATCAGCAGTGCCGCCACGAGTGACATTTCCGCCTCGATGCTATGGGGGGCTGGTCGGGATGTCTGACCGGAACGCGTTGGCGAGGATTCCCGCCGCGCCTGCGTGCCCGTTTGCTGCCTGTTGCCATTTCCTGATTCGCCCACGCGACCGCTCCATCTGCTCGCCGGTGAGTTCGTCCCACCGTCGATCGAAAACGATTGCCGAAAACAACCCGAGGGGATTCTTGAATCCAGGCTTCGTCGCCGCGACGTGCAGCGCGTGCTCTGCCGCCCCGAGGAAATTCTGCCGCCCGATGTCCGTGTCCAATTCGCCATAGCCCGACTCCGCCAGCTTTTGAGAAATGCCGATGAGCTTTTCGGTATCCTTCAGGTCGTTGAGCTCCAGTCGCTCAGCAGCCAGCAGCCTCTTCAGATTTTTCAAATCAGCAGGACCAGCAGACTGCTGTTCTGAAAGAACAGCTACTCTGCTCTGCTCTTCTCTGCTCTCTGCTCTGCTCTTCTCTGCTCTGGACGCCGTTTTGAAGCCGTCGCGTGGCTTCAATTTGGCTTCACGACGGCTTCGTTGTTGCTTCATTTTCACCGCTCTGGTTTTCGCTCCGTCGCTCATATGGTCATTGAACTTAGGGAAAACCACACAGTCGTCCTTGATCTCCAGCCAGCACACAGCGGACATCGCAATAGCGAATCCGTCGCGCGAAACTTTCTTGTCAATCCAGCGCGCCGTGATGCCCATTGCAATGCCATCTGACGTTTGTTGATTCGCCCACGACCACAATCGATGCAGCTTCCCGACGACCAGGTCTTCCTCAATTCCGAGTGACGCAGCCATTGCCACAACAGCCGGATCGTCGGCAAGGTCCACTCGCATCTTGATCCAGTCGCCAGCCATCAACCGCCGACCTCCTGGTGGAGCTGACGTTCCACCTCCGCGACGTACCACCCGCCGCCCACCTGAGCGATGATCCGCAGCCATCCGAGCGAACCGCGGACTGCAACCTTGTCACCGGGCTTCGCCAGAAAGCCGTCCAGCCTCGCCACGGCGTTCAAGAGGTAAAGTATGGAATCTTTCCCCTGAACCCTTTCGCGGCGTTCCTGAAGGCAGCAGAGCAGCCGAAATGCGTCGTGCCGCTTCAGGTAGATGACGTGTTCGTTTGACATGCGACCTCCATTCAGTGCTGGCGGCAGGAGTCGAACCTGCAACTACCGATCGTCGTCACGAACGGCGCTTCTGCCATTTGAGCTACACCAGCATTTGCCGGCCCCCGAAGGAACCGGCTGCGCCCACGCATCGCCAGCCTGAGCAAGCCGACCGCGTTTCTCTGAACGCGATGTAAGTCACGCCTCGGTTCTTGCACTCGGCCCCGAAGGGAGCGGTGCCCGGATACGGCGCGTGCCCGGTCCAATTGGTCACGCTTGATTCGTTGCACCATCCAGAACGGGAGAACTCGCCGCGAGACAGGAGATAACCCACTGCTGCCAAGCCGGCGGCAATCCCTCGATTTCCTTCCGGCAATGAGTCAATGCCAGGAGTGCCTTTTTCGTCTCGCCGTTGGTATCAACCGGCGGAACCGTCGCTGCTTTCGCCATCGTCGTCGTCCTTCTTGAGTGAGTAGGATTCCATCTTGGGAGCCTGCTTCCGCTTTGGGCGTCCCGTGCCAAAGTAGTTCCCTGCTGGCGTCTCAATGTCCCGCCCGGTGCTCTTCACGATGCCGGAGGCAATCTTCTGCAACGCCTTGAGGTTCGCTTCCCGAGCCACGATCTCGTCAACCAGCCCGCAGGCGTCCAACGCCCCATCGTGGATGTCGCGGGAGGCTGCCGGGCATAAAGCTGCGGCATTGCACATCGAGCACTTCTGAACCGTGGGCCACGTCGCCGACTGCTCGGGAGCGATGTCCCGGTGGGAGGCGTAAGCCTGACAGGCGGAACGGACCCGCCAGTCGAGTTCGTACAGCTCGGAACGCTTATAGAGCACCGGATAGGTCAACTGGTTGAACCGCGTGTTCCAGATCCGCACCCGCACTGCTTGAACGTCTGGGTAGTTGTGCAGCGTCACCCAGCTCTGGAACGCGAACTGGAAGGATTCGGCAACCTTGCTGTGATCCCAGCGTAAATATCCACTTTTGTAATCAACGATCTCCGCCACCTCGGGTGATTCCGAGACATACAGCAGATCCAGCTCCGTCGTCGCCCGTATCCGGAACTCCGGCCAGTCGTGAGCCAGTTGCCCCGAGCGTTCCCCCTCGCCGCCGTCCCACCGCAGGACGTTATCGTGGTGGATGCCGTTCAGGAACTTCGCCCAGCCGTGAGCCACGCTGCGGACTGCCGCAATCACGTCGGGCTGGATGTCGGGACGGGATGCACACGCCAACTGGAGAAGCTCATCCCGCAAGTCGTTGACGCCCATCTGCCCGCGAGACTCGACATAGGCGGAAGTGACTTCTGAGAATGCGTTATGGACTGCGGAACCGCTCTCGGTTTCGTCGGAGTCGCACCGCACGCGGCCCAGCTCGATGAAGCGGGCTTGTGCCGGGCAGAGGCTGAACCGCTCTATCGTGGAACGGTCGACTACCGTGTAATCGTCGATGAGGAATTCGTCTGTCATATTACGTTGAATCCTGGTCTTTTTAGTGCTTCCCGGCCATCTTCCTGCCGCCGTGTTCCCGAGCCAGAGCTTCGATCCCCTCTCCAGTTGCATAGACGATCGCCTGCAGCGACTCGTCGTCAGCTATCCCGGCAGCGACCAGGGTCCGGTTCGGTAGTTGATTTAGCCGCTCGGTGAAACCATCAAGTCCGAACGCATCGAGGAACATGAATCGCATCTCGGGCATGGTTAGTTCAGCCTCACCAGGGGCACGACTCCCTCGCCATTGCAGACAGAGCATTCCTCTTCGTCATCGCTGTCCGGCTCGTCGCCTTCCCCGAAGCAGTGCGAGCAGGCCACGCCGAGCGCTTCGCAATGTTTGCAGGCGTACTCGGCGTGCTCGATGTCCTCGCCATAGGCCTCGATCCAGTGGTGTTCCCGGTCCTCACAGTCAACGCATCGACGGCACTTCATGATTCAAATGACTCCGGTTCAACTACAGTCCGTTCTCCAAAGCCGCCTTGACCCGCGTGTAATCCATCTCGCTCCACTCGGCGGCGTCCATGCAATTGAACCGCCGCTCCGAATGTTTCAGGACGTAGGCTGCCCAGTTCTCGGGGGTCGCGTCGTCCTTATGCCTGGTCGACTTCCAATCACCGAGAAGAACCTTGATGTCATCCGACACGTATCGTTTGCCGCGAGGCTGGGCGCGGGGCGCGTCGGGCTTCTGCGTCGGGTTCTCGACTGGGGGCGGAGACGGCGGATCTTCCAGGTCTTGCGTGAAGAGATCAGCCAGCCCCCACGCATTCAGGACGGCGTCCACCTTTGCGCACTTCTTCGCCATCTTGATGGCGTTGTTCTCATCACCGCCCTTGAAGCCTGACTTTCGGCAGCCGCGCCCCTCGCCGAGGCATTCCCCGGTGACGCGAGAGATGAGGCGGCACGTCATTACGAATGTGCCCTTCGGTTCGCCGAGCTGCTTCCACGCCATCAGGTCTGATTCGTATTCGTCGCGGGCACCGAGGACATCGCATAGGAAATCGGCACCGGCTTTGTAGAGCGACGGCTTCGCCTGCCACTGGGAAAGCGGGACGAAAACTTCTTTCCCGTCCGCTCCGTCTTTTCCCTTCCTCCACGAGATGATGTAGGCTGCGTCCGCTTCGTTGCATGGTCGGCGCTTCTCGTCTGCGTATCGCGGTTCGGTTCCAGGAGGATGCCCATAGTGAATTCCGATGCGAAGCTGTTCCTTCAGCCATTTGCGGAACGTATCACGGCGTTCCTTGAACTCCGCCAGGGCGGTCTGCATCGCAGCCGCAGGCATCATCATGAACCCTGCCCGGAGATCACGAATCGCAGTGCTATCGACAGCCTGCGGTGCAGCGACAACCGCCGGCAACTGCTCGACTTCCGGCATCACGTTCTCGACGCCGACGAACTCCGCTTCGGGGATCAGTGATTTCTGAGTCATCAGTCTGCGTACTCCATCGAGTTGCCAATTTGATCTCTCACCTGCTCGTCGATCTCGTCCCGGAACTCCGACTGCAAATCGCGTCCGGCGAACTTGGCTTCGAGGTTCGTCTCCGGCTCAAACCGAAAGCCTGTCTTGCCCTTCCAGATGACGCCGTAGTCGAGTCGCGTGTCGTTCGGCTCCTGGTATCGCCCGGCATCATCGAGATACGGTTCCACGAGGACGTACCAATCGACGAGGACTTTCCCGTCACGCTTGGTTTGCAGATGTGCTTCGTACTCCCTCACGGCTGCGTCCCTCCAAACGTTCCCCGACACCACACCCCGAACAACACGGCACCGATGACGATGGCGGCGGCAAAGTGGGGGTGGATCATTCCGGCACCTCGATATCGAAGGCGAACGGGGAGACGGTAATACCACTATCAAACTCATCGACGAAACCGACGCACCGGCTGGGAAGGGTAACCTTCGCTCTCGCATCACCGGTCTCGATGTTCCACAGTTCCATAATCGAACCAAACACAGATGCACCAAGCCCAGTGGCTCTGCAAACTGCCATCGCTATTGGGCAGCAACTCGGAAGCGGCTGTCCCTCATCGATATCCTCCTGCGTCACCTCAACGTGGATCGTCTTCATCCCTCAGCCCTCCCACCACACTTGCAAAGAATCCTCGGCTCGCAGCAGTCCCAGCACATCCGCTCGTGAGGGTTGTACTCACGCTCCGGGCAAGGCTCGCAGGCTGCCGTGAATCGCTGGACGGCGCTCAGCGGCCACCAGACGCGGGGGATGATGTTTGTCGATTCCGTCAGATTTCCCAGAGGCGTGCGAATCATGGCTTCTCCTTTCCTGCAAGGATGTCCTTCGTCGCCACGAACAGTGCCGCGAAGATGACAAACGATGCGAACCAGATGAGGAAATGAACGCACAAGCACCAGAGCTGCAGCATCATCGTGGAAAACTGTCCGAACTCACGAACCGCGATTTCGTCGTGAACTCGCTCGGCACTGATGATGAGGAGCGGCGGCAAGAGCAGGACACAGAACAGCCCAGCAATTGCTGTGTAGATAACGGCTCGACGCTGCATGCTCAGTCCTCCTCCGGTCGCTGGATGTTCTGCATGGACGGCTTCTGGACTCGCCTGATCACTCCCTGCGGCGTCACCATCTCGTCATGGTGGATCGCCTCGTAGACAACCGCTCGGTGAACCGGGATGTGCCGTGCGGTATGAATCCCAATGCGGAACTTCCCATTCGCCATTCGCACGTTGGTGACGACGGCTTGGAACTCGCCTTCGCCGATCACGATGGACTCGTCCTTGTCGATGTTCAGGATTAGCAAAGTGTGGCACTCCTTCCGTGGGGTGGGTGGAAACGATTTACTTCGCGTACTTCTTCGCAATCGCAGTCATGGCTGCCACGTCGAGTGGCTTCCCGGTCTTGAACGTCTTCAGCGGAATCCCTCTGTTCCTCATCCAGCTCGCGCGGGACGTAGCGGCATTCGGCGTGATCCCGAGGATGCGCCCCACTTCCACGGAACTGGATGACTGCTGCCACGTCTTGATGAACTCTTCCTGACTCACAGCCATTGCCAGTCCTCGTCGTTTGAAACAAAACCGGGCATCCGTGCCCCTTATCCGCCCCGCCCCTCGCCAGTCCGTTGGCATGCGGAACGTGCTCCTTATGGTGTTGGAATCCCTCCCACCGTCCGCTGGGCAAGGCGGGGTGGGTGGGAGGGCGGGACAAACAAAACGGTGCCAGCCCCGTGGATACTGCCCGCATGCTGGCGTTGCGGAACGAGCGTCGTGCCTGTGAAGGAGTGTCGGCACCGCAGTCCGGGTCTCCGGGTGCCCGGGTGGGAATGGGCTCTCAGTCAGTGAACTGCTCCATCAAGATGTCTCTGTTTTCTTTGTTCAGCTTCCGCCAATAGAGGTAGCGCTCCGCCACAAAGTCGTCGTTGAACGGAAACTGGTCGTCCGGATATCCGGTCAACTCAGACCAGCGACGAATGACCGCCTCGAACATCAGCGGCCGATACTTCCTGGTGTTGCTCGTCCACTTCTCCGCACCGCTCTTGTCGTTTGCGTCCAGTTCCTCACTCGCCGCCGCAACAGCTAATGCGAGCGGCTTCGGCTGCGTCTTTGCGAACCAATCAGGCAACCGACGACTTTTCGTTTCCGACATCGCTATCTCCCTTTGAGATGAATTCCAAAAACCGCTCCCGGGAAACTGGATCGCACTTCTCCCAGAGGCGGGTAAGTTCCTTCACGAAATCTTTCTCTGGCGGAACAACGCCGAGATGCTCGTCGACGAATTCCTTCAGAGTCTTCGCCGTGATCTTCGATGGGTCGTCGACGGATTCGACTGCGGCCTGCCAGACTGTTGCTGCGTCGGAGTCGGATTCGATGCGAAGAAGTTGCCGAACGTGAGATTCTCGCTCCGGCAAAACCTTGCCAATTGGCAAGGTTTTCAGTGCCTCGCATTTCACGAACCCACATATCATTCGGGTTGCATAACCCTCGGATACTCCCCACCGACGCTCGACGTATTCCTTGAACGTCTGGAACTCTTCGCGGTACAGCCGCTGTGATGGCTTGCCGCTGTCGCGGATTGCACGCAATGCCCTGCCAGCGTCAACGAAGCTCCGGAAGTGCTGGTGAATCGCCAGCTCGTACTCCTCCAACTCGGCTCGCTCGATCTCTGATAGAGGGGCACCGATCTGAACGGACTCAGGGACCGCCACAGTCGTCGACGGCGGGTCGTAGTTCAGAATCAGCAACTCTTTGCCGTCAGCCTTCACGGCGTTGGTAGTACCGGCGTATTTCCAAGTCGCAGTTACGATCCGATACCGATCTTCCGGATACAGCGACCGAATCAAGCCCGCTCCGTCGTCGTCGTAGCTGATGCAGACCTTGTGCTGGCACCGTGCGACGACTTCCGCGAATCGCCTGTGATCCTCTTGGGTAAAGCCGTGCTGGTAGAGCTGGGATGATGCGGTCAGATTCGTGTTGACCACATACGGCGGATCGGCGTAGATCCAGACGTTCTCCCCCGGAGCGTCGAATAGATCGGCGTAGTCTCCGCAGGTGATCTCCGTTCCGGTGAGATGTTCCGCCGCATGCGTGAGCCTGTCCGTCGCCGTGATCCCCCACCCATCAGGGTTGGAGAAATAAAGTCTGGATGGAATGTCGTAGTTGACTCTGCCGCTGCCGTGGACGGTTCGATTGACGAAGTAGTACCGAAGTGCCTGATCGCATTCCTGATTGAGGCACAGTTCCTCGAATGTCTTTTTCAGCCTGGCGTTCGTCGGCTTCCCGCCTCGCGGACCTTCCTCGGTGAGAGGGTCAGATTCGTGGGCAATCGGAATCGCCTTGCATGCCGCAATGAATTCATCCGGGCGGTCACGCAGAGCCTTGTAAACCTCAATCAATCCAGAATGCTTGTCATTGATCCATCGCTTCTCGCACGCAGTTGAATTCAGCCCGAAGAAGATTCCGCCACCACCGACGAACGGTTCGCGGTACTCACGGACGCCGAACGGTCTCTGTGCGAGAATCCAATCTCGGACCATCGCTTTCGACTTGCCGCCCGGATACCGGAATATGCTGTCCACCTCTGCCCCTTTTGTCGGTACGTACCGGTAGCGCGAAATGCCTCAGGACGCTTACTTGCCTGCCGCCGAATGGACGGTGGTCATTGTGTGGTCTCAGATTTGCCGAAAGGCTCTGGTCGCGGCAGAAGCCGCAAGAAGAGCAAGAATCAAAAACAAACGCCGCTGACCAGGGTTCGAATCCCAATCAACGGCGGCATACTATCGTAGCCTAACCGCTACGTCAAGCTATTTTCTCCAAAATTCTTTTCGGCTCGGCAAGCAGATCGCAGATGTCGAGTCCGAGGGCTTTCGCGATGCGCCCCGCACGTTCGAGGCTGACCCCTTCATTTCCCGACAGAATGCGGCTAATGTTGGGTCTCTTCGTGTCGCAGATATCGGCGAGTTGTTCCATCGTCAGACCTCGCTCGTGGCGAACTCTGTCGAGGTTCTTTCGAAAGACATCGGCGGGCTGGGCTGGCATCGCGTTCATGCTCCGAATGTACTTTTGATGCTACGCGAATTCAAGACCGACCGCCGCCAACTGTTCGAACGGGCGGATTCTTGCAAGTGACGCCCCAGCAGGACGGCGGTCGGTTTGTTCAACTGTCGCCCACCGTGGCGTCCGCTCGACCTCCTAGCTCGGGGTTTCCCGGCGATTTCGAGCGGGATTCCCGGCAGAGGCAAGCGGCATACCAAGTGGAACGATCCAGACATATCCACGTCAATAGATATTGCCTATATTTCCTATATTTGTTAAACTGCCCTCGGAGCCTCCCGAACAAGTCGATTCCCAAGTCTTCCTGAGGCGGTCGCGGAAGCGTGGCAGACTTTGACGGTTCGTAATAATCGGAATCAGGAGGTAGTTGCCCGCGAGAGAACTGCCGATCATGTCTGATGCGGCGTGCCCCGGATGGTGTTAGGACGGCGGCTCGGAAGCCCTGAGATTCGGAGGGAGTCGTCCTCACTCACTGGAGCTTCTGATGCAGAGCACGGACACCGTGCGGTCGCTGCTCGACCGCTATCTCAACGAGAACCTGATTGCCTACGACGTGAAAACGCGGGGCAAATACGAGGTGGCTATCCGCCGGCTGGAGCGAACTCTTGGGGAAGAGGCCACGCTCTCGCACCTGACGAACAGCCACCTCGCGCGCATGATGGGCGACATGGATCGTCAGGGACGATCGCGGCCGACGACGAACGGATACAGAGCCAAATTGGTAGCTCTCTGGACATGGGCTTGCAAACAGGGATGGCTGCAAACGTGGCCCAGCGTCAAGAAGCTGCCCGAGTCTCGACGTTCTCCGGTCGCGTGGAGCGCTAATGAGATCGGCATCCTGTGGAGGTCTCTTGATGCAATTCCCGGATTCGTCGGCGGAATCCGCGCTTCCCTCTGGTGGAAGGCATACCTTTTGACCGCGTGGGACACCGGAGAAAGACATTCCGCCCGACTGGCGATGGAATGGCACCATTTCACGGACTGGGATCAGGGACGCGGCGTCATCCCTGCAGAGGTTCGCAAGGGGCGTTCAGCCGACTTGCCTTTCTCCCTGCACCGGGACACGATGACGATCCTGCAGAAGATTCGCAGCCTCGATGCAGAGCGTCCCTTGCCGTGGCCCTACAGCGAATGCCTGTTCTGGATTCGCTTCCGCAAGGTGCTCAAGCGTGCCGGGCTGCCGTCGACCAGCAAGCACATGAGCCACTGCCTCAGGCGTTCCGTAGCAACGCATCTCGTTCGCGGGGGAGCCGACAGAGCGTCCGTCTCAGGCGTCCTCGGACAGAAGGACTTGACGGTCATTGACCTCTACCTGGATGGCACGATGCTGCCGGGAACGATTCCCCACGAGCGACTGTTCCGCCCGTGGGATGCGTAAGACCGCGAGGGGCTGCCCGCCGACTCGCGGTTGCCCCCGTCCTGCCAGCGGCGTTGTGGTGGGACGGGGGATGTCTTTTTTGCTGTTCAGGTACTCCCCGCTCGGAATAGACTTCAGCTTACCTGTCCTGAATCGGTAGAATCTGCTGTTCGTGGTTCACTCAGTCGCACGGAGACAACGGAATGGCGTTCATCGTCTGCGGCACATGCAACACCACTCGCGGACGAATGCACGATCCGTCTGCTCGCTGGTGGCAGTTCTGGAAAACCATCGAGTGCCCGACGTGTCACGGTGACGGACATGCTCGTCCGCCGAATATGCCGTCGCCTGAGGAGCGGTTCGGGAAAGAGGCATATCGCGAATACGTCCGTCAGTGCAAAGGCATGCCGCCACCTCCGCCGCTTGGTGGCGAGACTGGTGACGCCTACTTCAAGCGAACAGGCATTCGTGGACTCGTCCCGCTGGAGCACAGTCGTTGACGTTGCCCGTGGCGTGGAGGCGGGGTACAGTCGGGGAATCATGGCAGTCAAAGACATCTCCGACGCTCTGGTTTGCCAAGCCTACGAACGATTCGCAGACGACAAGTCTCGCTGGCCATACGACCTGCTTCAGCAGTGGACCGGGCAGCCTTTCAAGGTCTGCTATCGCGCGATGGAGCGTGCCGACCGCCACGGGCTGATTGAATGGGGCGTGTCGTTGCGTGCTGGATGGTTGACGCAGAGCGGACTGGAAATACTTGCGCTGAACAGGAGCTTCGGTGGAACTGCCGATGCGGATGCACAGTCGATCGTAGCGGTATTGGATGGGGAGAAAGCCCCATGAACGCCAACGAACGCATCCGCACCTGCCTTCCGGGGTTATCGTTCCTCGTTCTGGAGAACCCCCACGGTCCGGGGTTCATCCTCTGCACGGTCGACAAGCTCGGATATCAGATCCTGCTGTTTCACCATGACGCGAGTTCTCCGGGCGTGTTGTTCACGGGGTGGCCGCGAGAGGATTGAGCATGACAGAGCCGCTGCGGATATCGGTGGAGATTGCCCGTGAGATGCTCGAATTCGACATCCACGAGAGCCCCTATGCCTTCAAGCGCACGGGGATTGCCCATTTGGTGGATGAGCGAGTGAAGCCGCTGGTTGAGCTGCTGAAGCGATCCCGGCACATGCTGGAGGCGACAGGCTATCAGCACACCACGCCGACGATTGTGGAGATCGACGCCGCTCTGAAGGACGCAGGTGTGGAATGAGCCCCGGTTGACTTGCGGCGGCGGGTGGGGCAGGATGGCGGGCTATGGGCTCCTTCAGAACCACATTCGGCGGCACTCTGGGCATCATTGCCGCCTTGGTATTCGCGGCGCTTCTGTGCTGCGGCGGATTTACCTGGATGGCTCAGCGTGGGCGTGAGCAGCGGGAACAGCCAGTGCGCGTCATCGACCAGAATACTCGCCCGGCACCGGCGGCCGTTCCTGTTGTTGACGAACTTCCAACCGAGCCGGAGGAACCGGAACCCGTCCCCGATCCGCAGCGCATCCCGCTCGGCAACGAAGCCAAAGCCGCGTCCAAGTTGAGCGGTGCCAAATCTCTCTTGGGGAGTGGCAAGAAAGACGCTGGACGACGATGGCTGAAGGAAGTTGTCGAGCAGTATCCGGGGACGGAGGCTGCGCACGAGGCGAATAGGTTGCTATCGCCTTCTGGCAAGTAGACCTGCGCAGACCAAGCTCAGAACCCCGAACACAAATCCCCCAACGAGCAACCAGCCCCAGCCTGGGGCCGTGTTCCAGTGGTGCTCTGATACCCGCAGGTGCAGGCGGTTCGCGGCATCAACCCAAACTGGCGAAGAGATTGCAATCATGGCCCGCTCGGCTTGAGGGAGTGAACGGCGGTAATATCCCGTAGCTGCTGAGTCGTGGGATCGAGGAACGTGATCTTGATCTGGATGGCTTTCAGTGGGCGGCGGCGGGGATTGAAGCCGACGACTGCCGGCACGTTCGTAGCACGGAATGGCGGCGGAGAGGCGAGCGCCGGACACCACGTATCGAAGCGGTACAGATTCGTTCCGAGCTTGTTGACATTCACCGGGCAGTAGGTGCTGTTCGCCAGCTTGTTCCGCGAATAGAACGAAACGTCCGTTCCGGCTGGAAGAAATCCGTTATGCCCAAGATCGACGAATGCCCCATCGTCAGAGCCGGGCCAGCCGATTTCTCCGGAGATGTCCGCCATATTCGTGCCGCCCGCCTGATTGTCGTCAGCCTCATTAACCGCCAGTGTCGACGTGTCGTCATTCGCGAATCCAGGCTGGCCGTCAGGGCCGAAGCTCGCCCCGTCATCCCAGACTTTGATGTCGAACCGCATGACGTTCGTCATCAGAATGTCCTCGCCCACGCGCGAGCCGCCTTTGTACTGCTCCACTCTTCCAGTGTTTGCATCGTAAGTCAGTGCGGCACCGGCTGGCGTGTCGTCCATCGGGTTCGGGTAGGTGCTCCCCGGCAGCCCGACCTTTCCGGGATAGCCAAAGAACTGGATTGCGCCAGTGGTCGACATGAATGACGTTTCTTCGTGGGTGAATCGCCCGATAAAGTCCGCCTGCGTCGGGCTTTTTGCAATGAACTCTCGCGGGAGCCCGTTGCCGACGTTGTGCCCGAAACGGAATGAGGGATTTCCGAGTGAATAGGTGCCGTCCCATGCGAGACTGTTAGGGGCGGTGTTTGTCGCGTGAAACTGGAACACGCCAGCTTGCGGGAAACCGGAATAGTCGAAATAGCTATAGAAGTTCCGCGGCTGTGATGCGCTTGATCCGTAGAATTCGTCCCTGAGATTCGCACCACTGGCATCCTTCGGCTGTGCGTCTGTGGCCGGTGGAGTTCCGGGAGCCGTGCGGATCAGCAGCACGCGACGATAAAGAGTTCCCTTGCGGAGGAAATAGGATACCTCTGCAGCCGATGATGCACCTGCCCCGTTCGGCAACCCGATAATCCCATCATCGAACTCCGGCTGGTTCACCCAGTAATTTCCGGGGTTAGCTGGCTGTGGTTGCCCGGTCGGTGGTGGCATTGAGCCGGGATAGGCTGTTGATCCTCCGGGTCCGTAGAAGCCGTTGACCGAATCCGGTAGGAGCACGCGGGCCGCGCCGTAGAATGGATCTTCGCCGGTCGGGAGCTTGACCGTAAGCTGTAGAATGTCGTCCGTGTCGTCGTCCGGGTCGTTCTCGGCGATGTAGAGGTAGCCGCCTCGCTGGTTCGCATTCGCCTCCACTGGGAAGCTCAACGTGTCTTCTCCCGAGGCCCACGGCCCAACGTCCTGCATCGTGCGGTTTGTGATGTCGTTCCGCAGCAGCGTCATTACCAGACGAACTTTCTGATCGTTCTCGGCGGTTCCCTTTTGGGCTCCCATCGTGGCGGTCGCAAATTGGAAGATTTGCGCGAACAGCGCCATCATCAGAACGACGAGCCCGACCGCCACCAGCATTTCGACCAGGGTGAAGCCTGCCCTCGCCATCCGACGCGCCTTGATCCTGTCCGACTCCAGCATTACCGCGGACAGCCGTTCCGCCTTGAGCCTCTGCCGTTCCTCATATGGAAGATCGGAAGCACCCTTAAGCGTCTGGCAATAGGCGTCGAACAGGCGAACGATTCTGGGAATCCTGCGTTTCATGCGAGCACCAAAACAGAACCCCGCCGCTGCCGGTGGTACGCGACAGGGCGGGGTTGTGACCTCGGGAGAGGCCGGTTCAGAGGCTCGGTACCACCGCGAGCCAATTGCGTCAACGGATATTATCGTCCGGCGGATCACCGGGCGGCAAGCCCGGAATGGCCGGCCATCGGCCGTCAGGGCAGGTGAACGCCCTTCCGCGAGCCTTTAACTGGATGACGCAACCGCAGATTCCGCAAATAACTCCGTGTCGTCTGCCACAAACGTCAGATTCGCAGATTCTGAGGCGCTCGGCGTACTGGTCGCGCGAAACTGTTGCGCAACCGTCCGCAACGAATTTGGCGACAGATTCAGCAAAGGCGATGATTCGCAGCATTTCAGCAGTTCCGCGCCTTCAGCCGGAGAGAGTTCCAGAGGTTTCGGCAAATCTACCATGAACTCAAGATACCAGTTCACGCAGCGAGTTTTCGCATCATCGTTTGCAAGACATTGGCTCCATATTTCCTTTCGCTGCGGCACCGGAAGACATTGGATCATTTCAAGCGTCGTTCGCTGCGGCGATCCGGCAGTCATAAGGTCGAGCGCAAGCATTGCGCGAATCTGATGGTCCCAGAATTCAACGTCCAGTTCTCGCAACTTATCGGCAGTCGGCGGACTTTTGTCAAAATCCAATGCTCGATGCAAGGAGGCTGCAATCCCATAGAAGCGAAGGAACTCCCGCTGCACTTCGGCATCATCGAGCATTCCCGACAATTCAGACTGGCGTACCCGAATTGCTTTCATGGCCGCTCGCTTTGAATCGCCGGCAGAGTACCGCTTACGTCTCTCTGCCTGCAATTCACGTCGCTGCCAGCGATCGCACAGCGACACCCACCGCGTCATCAATTCTCGACATGCCTGTCGATAGCAGCCGTAGAGTGTTCCCCCGGCGCGGACCGTAATAAATCGGTCCATCTGAAACTCTGAATGGTGCATTTGTGCATGAAGCAGAAGCGCATCAAGGCCAATCATGCGAGAGTCGACCCTCCTGAATAGTGGTTTGCAGACAGGTTCGTTTTGGTGGTCCACGCATCGGGGACGTATGAATAGTTTGCCTTCAGGGAATTCAGTCCGCCCATTGAAAAAGCCGCGCTCGTCCCATTGGTGACAGCGCAGAATCCATTCGCGGTCGGTATCCCTGTCATCGTTGTGTATGAATTCGTTCCCGGCGTAAACTTCTCAAGCAGCGTCAAATAAGAGCCGTTATAACCCGCCGAAACAAAACCGTCTGACCCATTCGTGAATGCGCCGACGTATCCTCTTGTCGTTGATGACGTCGCTTTTGCAGTCCATGTGTTTGATGAGTCGTCGAACTCGCTCATATTCCCGTAATAGGCGGTGGCGAGCCACGAAGCCCGGCCTGAAGCCTGGTATCCCTTTCCTCCACTGACGAAACCACAGGTATCGCCCCGCGGGGCAGTTGCATTCGTCGCTCGCCCTGACCACGAATCAGCGCCAATGTCATACCGATCGGCCCTTCCTGTTTCTGGGGCACCTGCTTGGTCGCCGCTCCCGCCAAGAAGAATTTCGTATCCGCCAATGCTCAATGCAGCATGGTGCGCCCTGGATCGCGGCGTTACAGCAATCTGAGGAACATTTGCCTTGGTACTCCAAGACCCCGACGAGTATGCTTCGTGCCGGTAATAATCGACTGAGTCCACGCCACCGCTGACATAGATAATTCCTCCGATCGTCACTACGCCTGCATCGTTTCTCGCATTTGTGATAGAGACGCCAGTCGAGAAGGAGTCGCCGGATTCAGAATATAGATCCATCCTCGTCGAGCTCACCCCGGCCCATACTCCAGTCGGAAGGTAAATCGTGCCTCCCGACGCGCAACAGCACTTCCCCTTCGGCAGCAATCCCGGGGGATCGATCCAAGGGCGTGCCCAGTCACGCGGCTCGTCGATGAAGCGTGGAATCACGGGCATGTGTAGTGAGCCTGTTTGATGCGCCAGCCGACAGATCCGTCAGATTCTTGGTCCCACTCAACCTCGACCTTCGAGCCTGATGCCACGGTCACGTCCAGCCCATTGAGCACGTTCGTCATGTCATAGTTGGTGTCCGTCGTGAACGGCGTGCTCCCCGAGGCGTTGCGGTAGTAGACGGAGACAGTCCCGAGCGCATCGGCAGCAATGTCGGCGTTGGCAACACCCGTAAACCGCAGGAACGGCTGCGGAGACACCAGCATGACGTAATTGTCCTGATCGAGCACGCCGCGCACGATGAAACCACCCACGTTCTTGCGGAGTGCCCACGCATCTTGCTGGCTGTTCTCTTTTGGTCCCCACGTCTCACCGGCAGTCGGGGTTCCGTCCTGCGGGTCCCAGAGAACAGGGACGATTCCCTCCCGATAGCAGAGTCCGACGCCGGCCGGCTCTGGTCCATTGATGTAGTGCGAATACTGCGCACCAAAAGAGTTGTGGGTATTTCCGGACAAGATATTTGCCGAGCCTATGACTGTCGTTCCCGTCACGCGGAAACAACCATAGGCGGGAATCTCGTCTCCGGAATCATTGAAAAACGCATAGCCGTCTCGGGTGATGCAATCAAGAACCTGATACCAGCGGACATTCCCGTTAACCGGCCTGTACCAAAATTCTCCATTTTCCCCATACGCCGTATCGTTCGACAGCCACATCTGCGGGTTGACGGTCGCCTGGATCTTGATCCCCTGACACAAGTCACCACGTCCCGCGTGGCGGTCGCAGCGGACCATCATGTATTCATCAACTGGATACTCCGCTTTTCCGGCATTGATCGCCGCTTGATTGACGGTAAGCCTCGCGGAGTAGAGATTCGCCTCGGTCGGGTCGTCGACCACCTTGTCGTCGATCTCCAGCGTCAGCACCGAGGGACCATTCGAGTTCCAGCCGTCGCGTTCGTTGCCGGAGATGATCACCCCCGGAAACACCGAGCCCGAACAGAACCGCAAGCGGATCAGCTCGAAGCCCGTGGCGCTGCCGACCGTCTCGTCAAAGTCGGACACGTCCTTCGACCGGAAATCGTCCCACGTCTGATCGTCGAGAATCCCCTGTTCGTCGAACACCCCCGCTTTGTCGATGGCGTCGTTGATCTTGAACAGCGCCCGGTTCGATAGCTGCTCGATGCCCGTGTCTGTCGTGGAACCGACGATGACGCAGATGCACACCGGTTCGAGACGCTCGGTGTCTTCCGGGTAACGTGGCGTGCCTTTCTTGAGCCGGGGACCGAAGACGCATTGATAGAGGCGCGAGCCGGGACCGGGGGGGAACTTGGCACCCTTGCGCGTGCGCTGCTGCAAGCCGTTGATCGGCAAGTGCGACATCCGCTGCATGTGCCGCAGGAACGTCGGATAGCTGTCCGTCGGGATTGTCAGGCCGGGATCGTCAGCCATCTCAGTAAGTCGCCGGGGTGATCGTCAGGTGTTTGCCGAGTTGCAGGTTGCAATCCTCGACGCCCGCCTGAAAGATTTTGATTCCGTTCGTGAACGTGCAGGTTCGCAGCCGATCGCTGATCGTCCCGCCCCCCGTCAGGTTGCAGTTCGTCACCGTCCGCGAGAGGTTCGTATTGTTGAAGTTGGCGGTGCCGTTCTGGTAGACGGAAAGCGTCGTGATCGTGCCCGAGGATTCGTAATACAGCGTCCCGCCCGAGACGTTGATGGTGGTGTGCGCTCCCCCCTTAAGCGTGAAGTCGCCGTTGTCGTTCGACACGGTCGTGGCTGCCGATTCCGTGGTAAGTGTGCCGCCAGCTTTGTTGATCGTCGTCAGCGTCACGCCCGAACCGCAGTAGAGATTGCCCCCCACTTGTCGGAGCGTGGCAATTGTCGATGTCTCCGCCGCCAGAATCGCAACCCCCACGTCGCCGTTGTAGACGTTGAGCACATTGCTCGCATTGGTCCCCCGGAGCATCAGAGACGGGAATCCCGACTCTGTGCGCGAGCCCGTGTTGAACACACTGACAGCCGTCTGGACAGAACCGAAGTTGATTTTGATCCGCCCCGAGCCGTTCCCCGTTCCCCGCCCGATGGTGACGGTGGTAGCGCTGATCTTCAGGTACGTATCCCGGTATTCGGCGTACTGCGCAGAGCCCGAGCCGTTCTTGACCGGCAATCCGATCTTCCCCGTGTATCGGGCGCTGATCGTCAGCGTGGTGAGCGTGGTCGCGTTCTGGTCGAGACCATAGAGGCAATCGACATTGCCGTCGTCGAAGTACACGTCATCCGATCCAGTCGGCACCGCACCGCCCGACCAGTTGTCCACGTTGTCGAAGTAGTTCGGTCCCGTGGCTGTCGTGGCGTGCGCCGCCGTCGCCGTGCCGGTTCCCGCTGTAACTTCGGTCGAGGAGATCGTCCACGGCACACCAGCGGTATTTGCGGTCAGAGTCACCACCGATCCCGAGACAGTCGCCGTGATCTGGTTGAACTCGGGAATCGACGGACCCCCGCCAGACGGTGAGAACGAGGCGCTGGTGTCGGTCAGCGTCTCGTTCATGAACGCCTGCTTGATCGTCGTCGCCACCTGTGCCGTTGTGACCAGCGTTCCGATCGTGATGACCAGATCATTGCCGTTGATCGTGATGGTCGCCGCGTCACTGGTAGCCCATGTGTTGGCGATCGTAATCGTCCACTTGTCCTTGATGGCGACGGCATTGCCGAGCCAGATGCGACTTGCCATGTTTCACCTCACGGAAGATTGAGCGGCGTAAATGGCAGCTCGCGGTAAATGTGGAACTTGTGAATGAAAGGCTGGACTTCGGAAAGCGTGGCATCCATCGACGGGAAAATCAGACGGTGCCCGAATCCATCCAGAAGCGTCGGTTCGGCGACTTTCACGCCGTCCTGATTCGTGATGTGGTTGTAGCCCTTCACGATTCCAGCAGCGTCTTTCGGCTTTCGCTTCTTCAGGTCGTCGAGGTCTCCCTGGTTCCAGCGGTCACGCATCCCCGCATCAACCACCTGTGCCAGCCACGTCTCAAAGTTGAAATGGAACTCGAACTTGACCTCCCAATATTGATAGCCCTTCTCCAGCTTCAGGGAGGCTTGCGGAGGCTTGAACATCACCGTGTACTGCGGGAACCCCAGCCACTCGTCCGAATTGATGGCGTTGGAGTACTGATAAGCCAAGAGGGGATTGAATTGCCCGAGGTTCTTGGTGATCCGCAGCGCCAATCGGGAATCGTCCTTCGGGAGCGGAGGGTCGAACAGATCCCACGCCGAATTGCGGATCGGCACCCAGGTATTCCGGACTTTGTGGAAGATGGCGAGCGACTGAAACTCGACGAACCCCCACTCGATGGTCGGAGCGAGATTGACCTCCTGCGGCTGCGGCAGAGTCAATCCACCAGTGCCATTGTTGGCGGCCGTCGTGAAGTTGCTGGTGACGAGAAACGACTTATCGGAATCCGCTTCGCGCTTCACGTCCCGCGACTGGAGGAAGGCGAACTTATCGTCCTCCGTGTCCCCCTTGTAATAATCCCCATACTGCGGAACTCCGGCGACGTTCTTGGCGGAGATCGGTCCAGACTGGTAGCCGTCGAACACCACCTGATGAACCTGCACGTATTCGCGCAGTCCGGTCAGATCGTCCCGGGTCTGGATGTCGGAGCGTTTGTTGACGACGTATGCCATCAGAAGGCTGGCCCCGCTGCAGGCATCTTTCCGAGTCCCTTCACCGCCGACTCAACTTTCTCAACCGCCTTCGTCGTCCGGTCCGCCGCCTTGACGCCTTCGTCCGGTCCCTTGGCGGTTCTGCCGGAGAGCGCGCGGGCGATGACGGAGAACCCCTCTTTCGTGTTCAGCTCGATGGCGGGATTCTTGATCGTGATGCGCTTGCCGGCAGCCTCGATGTCTGATGCCGGCATTCCACCGATCACTGGCGGACCGGCGGCTGCAGCGGATCGGGATTCCTTGCGACGTTCTTCCATGATCTTCAGGTCGCGACCAATTTCCTCTCGGCTGGCACCTCCGAGAATCCCCCCGATCACGGCACCTATTTCCTCCATGTCATCGCGAACCTCTCGCCATGAATCAGAAAGGTACCGGACGGACGGAGTCACGACGTTCTTGATCGTGTCCGCTAGAAGATTCAGGTAATCCACCAGTGTCTCGGAAGTGCCGGCAGCGAACTCAAACTTGAGTCCCTCCCATGCCGCTCCCAGCCGCTTGAATGCGTCGTCAGCAAGCCCGGCGCGCTCGCTCAATGCGTTCAGGTCCGTGCCGTAGAATGAACGTGCTTCGCTCCTGAGAGCCTGGATTCCACCCGCTCCGCGATTCAGGGTCGTGATCAGTGCCTGCCCGGACTTCCCGAAGATGTCGGTAACGGCAGCGGCCCGAGCCATCGGGTCTTCGATTTTGGAAATCGCGTCAGCCACATCGAGGAACGTCCGCTCCGGTCCCTGCTTGGCAATCTCTTCGAGGCTCTTTCCGATGCGCCCGGAAAGCACGGCCGCCGTCTTGCCGCCTTCCTCGGAGGCGTCACCGAGGATCTTGTTCATCTTGAGCAGTGCGGCGTTCAAGTCCTCCGCAGACGTGTCCGACAGTTCTGCGGCATACTGGAGTTCCTTTAGCGCCTGAGCACTGACACCGACCCGCTCCGCCTGTGCGGCAAGGTCGTCCAGTTTCTGGATTCCATCCTTGACCCAGTCGAACGCCTGCTTGGCAGCCGCAAACGTCAGGAAGCTGGCGACAGCCCCCTTGACCATGTTCGCGGACTTCGACAAGTTGCCCAGATCGCCGCGCGCCTGGTTAATGCCCCGCGTGAACTCAGACGAGTTCATCGAGAGCTTGGCGACGAGGCTGGCGATGTCACTCATCTCGACTCCGCGTTTCTATCTTCGCCCCCGCCAGTACGAACTGACGGAGGATGTCTGCGCCCGATTGTGGTTTCTGTTCTGGCGGAAACGGCATGAAGTCCTTTGGCTGACAATCCGCACCCATCGCCTGCGCAATACCGGATGCCGCGATCGCACTCCGCAAGTCCGCACGATCGTCGCCAAACGGCTCAATCTCATAGAACGCCTGCCAGTACGTCATCAGCCACGACGGCATCTCCCGCAGCATCTGGAACGGGTCACGCTCACCCAGCATCAGGGCGAGCTTGAAGGCGAACCAGAGCCCGGTTCCCCGGGCGAGTCTTTTTTTGCGGCATCCACTTCCTCCCGAGAGATCCCCGAGAGCCTGAGAGCAATCCCCGCAATCCGGTCCAGAGCCGATCCCGACTTCTTCCCGAGGGCTTCCGTGTCATCCGTCTGAAACAAACGGTTGCCCTCCGCATCGAAGCAGGACATGACTGCCAGCTTGGCTCGGAAGTTCCGCAAGCGCTCGGGACCGTCGGGGAGCGATGCCTCGAAGGCATCGCGCTCGATTGAGTTCATCCCCCGGAGCCAGACCGACACCCCCCACTCAGGGATCGTGACTTCCCGCAATTGCAGCGACGAATCCTCGCCACCCAGAATCGAATCACGCAGACTCATTGATTTCCCCTCTCAGGACTGCCTCGAACTCGGCATGTCGTTGTTCTTCTTCCGCCTTCCGCTCCTGTTCCGTCAGCTTGGCGGTCGCTTCCTCGATAGCACGCTGCTGTTTCGCCTGCTCTTCAGCCATGACCCTAATCCGGTCCTGCCTGCCTTTCCGTGCAGCCTCCAGCTGCGCGAATTCCGCCTTGGCTTCGTCGTCGACGGGCTCAGCCACTTCTAGACGCAGAAGCCAGAAGGCATCCGGACGCTCGATCAGCTCGCCGGGCTTCAGCGGTCCGTCAGCCGTGTCAATCTGTTTGGTCAATCGGACTTTCATGGGGCACCTTACGGAGTGACGGTAACGGCACCGGAAACCTTGATCGTCCCGTTGATCGGCACGATGCCGTCCACGTTTGCCTCGCCGTATTCCAGAGCGGTCAGGAACCCGGAGAAGGCAATCACGGCCGCGCCGGCATCGTTCAGGACGATGTTCCAGCTCTCCATGATCCCGCCCGTCCAGCTCGTCTCCAGGTACTGGTGGGTGGCATTCGCCGGGTCGTACCATCCTGAGAACGAGACTTCCCCGGAATCGCAGATCCCGGCAAGGAACGTCTTGTGCGACAGCGACAGATCCGTGGTGTCAATCGCCGTCTTCGTCTTGCGGGGACCGCTGAACGTCACCTGCTGCGCCACGGCGGTCTGTGACGCACTGATGGAGACCTTGAGCTGGCTGCCCCTGCCGGGTGTATATGCTGCCATAACTAACGCTCCTCACGCCTCGCGGCAGATTGAGCAATGATTTTCAGTTAGAGACCGCCGGCTTGGCGGACTTTGTCGCTCAGTTTCTTGGCTTCCCGCTCGATTCCGTTCTGGACGGCGGCAATCATCGCCTGCAGCGCCTTCGGATAGCCTCTGGCAACGCCGTCTTTCACAATGTTCGGGACTTGCGGCGGCATCCGTCCGGTTGAATGTCCGGTCTTCGTCTGCCGCGACTTCGTCCCGAGAACAAACCAGTGGACATTCTGCGGACCAATTCCCACGCCTTTCGCCTGTCCCGCTTTGTGTGCTGCGGTTCGGGCGTCAATCTTCTTCTGTCTCGCCTTGCTGACCTTTCCGACTGCCACACCGACCTTGCCGGCAGGGTCCATCCCCTTCACAGACCGCAGCATTCGCATGCCGATCAGCGGCTTGATCTGCTTCCACTCGCTCGGGATCTCCCCCTGAATCGATTTCCGCAGAACTCTCAGCCCAGTCCGCGTTGCCCCCCGCAGGATGAAGAATTGCGTTTTGTCCTTGAACTGACCGAGACCGGTGCGCAAGGCAGCAATCTGCCGCTCGAAGCTCGGATCAATTACCGGACCGTCCATTGCCTATCCCCGCAATCGCCGCCAGGTGAAGAACGCCTCGGCGTAGAACTCCCGCTTGATCCGCACGGCGTCAAAGTCGTACAGCTCGTCCACTTCCCGATTCACCCAGATCAGATTGTTGGCATGCACGTTCGTTTCGATGATGCTCCACACGGAACGGCACAACGAAACCAACTGCCGCACCTCCTCTGCCGTCCCCTCGCTGAGCTTCTTCGCTATGGCAACATGGATCTCGATCGAGTCCTCGATGATTCCGTCGAGAGTATTCGGAACGGAACTCGAATCCGCCGGAATGACGAACACCCTGACGCCGGTTCCCGCCTTCGAGAGGTCGGTTGCCCCCGCAGGGTCGAGTTCTGCAGTCACCTGAAAGGCACCGAAGTTCGCCGAATCCAACGCCGCTGTGTTGACCGCCGAAACGATCAGGTCGGCAACTGCGAATTCGACTGCATCTAACAGCATCAACCGACTTCCTTCGCGTGGATTCTCAGCATGCCCTTCGTCGAGTCGTCGCAATAACTGAAGCACAGCCCGCTGATCTGGTCGGGAAGCACTTCATACGTCACGTCGTCGAATTCAATTGCGTCCCCCGTCTGCGGCTCTGCCTGATTCCCGGACAGAATCAATGCCGACGACAGAATCATGAAGTCGACCTGCTCCGAAGAACGCTGCACCTGCTGCGTCGATGTCGCGACATTCGCCATAATGCCGAACGTCGCGGACACGTCCGCATAGGACGCTCCGCGACGATACCGCACCGTCTGGCTCGCATTCGCGCTCAGTGTCGAATCGAGCCAGTTGGACGCTCTGGCGAGCATGTCGCCCATTGGTTACTTCTTCTTCTCGGGTGCAGTCAGCTTTTCCAGGTCGGCTTCCGAGGGTTCCGCCTTGGCTTCCTTCCTGCTGCTGACGCCGATGATGGAGGCAGGGCCACAGACAGCCCTGATCTCCTCAACCTTGCTTTCAGGAAGATCGACGGTGTCGCCTTCCTTGCAATTTGCGAGATCAAGGCCCAGTTGCTGGGCGTGACGACTGCCGATGTTGGTTGCGAATCTGACGTTCATAAAAGCTCCGATTAGTTGCCGCCGTAGATCGGGTTGTGCAGCACGATGCAGTTCGTGTTAGCCCCGCCGCCGCCGTTCTTGACGATCGTCCCGAAGACAGCGTTGTTCGTGCTGGCGGTCGTGAACTTGTTGTTGGTGTCGTCCCAGTAGACTTTGGCACCGTTGGCGGCGTTGTTCAGGTTGATCCCCTGATACTGCCCGCCACCAGCGTCGAGCTGCCCCTGGATGTTGTTGGTGATCGCGTGCGAGGCAACGCAGGCGATTGCACCAGCGCCGCCCGTGTTCGCCGTGACGGTTCCGACCACGACCACCTGACCGAGAGCGATGTCTCCGGCAGCCGGGGTGTAGTCGATGTTCGCGTAAACAGAACCTTTGACGAGGACAACGTCAGCCATGTTCAGGCCTCCTGAGGAATAAGAGCCGGTGGTCGAACCACGGCCAGAGTTTTGGTGAGAGAAACCAGCTCGCCCCCTTCGGCGAGCAATTCGTCGACAACCTGATCCACCCCGGGATCGATGCCCCCCCGGTAGTCGTGGAAGGCAATCAGCCCGCCATCCGCGAGAACGGCGAGAACCTTTTCGAGGTCCGCAACGACAGAGGCGTAATCGTGCGCCCCATCGATGAATGCGAAGTCGAATTCACCGGCGATCGGATCTTCGGGGCGATGCTTCGTGACCTTGGCAGCGCATCCGTGGCGAAGGAGTGACTTGTCGAACTCCCCAGCATAGTCGCCGTAGAAATCAACCTTTGGGCTATCGAAGAAATCGACGGCCGTCACATGCTTTGCAAACCGGGCCATGCAGACGGTGGAACGCCCGCAGTAGCTGCCGATCTCCAGCACTCGCTTGCCGGCCGCCAGTTCGGCGAGCTTTCCGCCCTCTTCGGGAGTCAGCCAGCCTTTGATGTCGTGTGGGAATGCTCCGGGCACAGGGCTCCGAGTCATCAGCTCTTCGTCGTAGGTGTCCGTCCCCCAGACGTGATCGTTGGTAAACTTCATCGCCCCGGCGTGCTCAAGCCGCACCTTGCGCGTGGCACCGATCTTCAGGCCAAGCTCGTTGCATTGGCGGGAGAAGTGCCAGTCCTCCGGCTCGGTCTGCGACTGATAGCAGCCGAGTTGAGTGTTGAAGACGACCCGGTCGCGGATCTCAAATTTCAGTTGCCGGCAAATCTCCTGGTTCCACTTCATGACCCAGCAGCCGGTGTTCAGCAGCAGCGGACGACCGACATCCTTTTCGGTGAACGTCTCGGGAAGCTGGTACACGTCGTGCATCGTCAGCTTCGAGAATTGAACCCACGGGATATCGCCAGCTAGCGCCGTGCTTGTGATTCCCCTGCGATCCTTGATCGGCACCACAGCACTGAGCACGTCGAGGTTCTTCTCTTCCAGTTCATTGATCAGAACGTCGAGCCAATACGGCTCGGGGCCGATGTCATCATGTAGCATCGCGAAGTATTCGACGCGCTCCCCCTGATGAACGGCATTGAGGGCGTAAACCCAGAGTCGATTGAAGTTGGACGCGAGAAGCGAACCGCCTCGATAGACGCAGTCCACGTTTGCCATGTCGCGCGAAGCGAGATGCCAGAAGGCAATGGCTGACGAACCCTGTACTCGGCCGTCATAGCCGGGCATGCCCAGAACAATCTTGGCGTTTGGATCTCGCACGAGAACGAATTCCTGTCGTGTGTTTCTGAAAACCGGGCGGAGCCAGAACGACCCCGCCCGGTGAACATCAAATTGCGGTGGTCATGACGCTCCGCCGTCCGCATACACGCCACCGCGCTTCTCGGTGGAGTTCACGCCGACATCGCTGTAACCACGCATCTCGATTCCGAGGACGTTGAACGCCGCCTGTGCGGTGTCGACGGTCGGCATCACGTTGCCGTTGAGGGCGGCGATCGTGATGACCGGCAGCTCCTCGGGGTTCGCCAGCATCCACCAGCCCACCGACGTATTGCCCGTGTAGCTGCTGTTGCTGATGTAGGGCGAAGTCTCGACGCGGTAGCGACCGAAGAACGGGTTCTTGTCACCGGAAGCCGTCGCGTAAGCGGCGACGTAGGCGGCACCCTGCGAACCCATCAGCGTCAGCGCCTTGTTGTAGAGCGCTGTCGGAACCAGGATGATCGACGGAGTCAGCCCCAGCGGGGTGCCATCCGGGTTCGTCTGGTTCTTGAAGATGACTTCCGTCGCATCCAGCCCGCCAACAGTCATGTCGGCAACAGCCGTGTTGATGTTGTTGTTGCCGGAGGCGAAGAAGCTGTCCGTCGGAACGAGACCGAGGAACTTGGTCCAGAAGATATCGTTGAGGATCTTGATCGCACCGTTGCCGAGTTTCGTCGGCACATCCGTCAAGGCTCCGAGGTCGTCGTTGATGATGTCCTGCCGGGTGACGGCAAGCATCTTCGCATACGTCTCTGCCTTCACGGTGTAGGTCTGATCCGCGAGCGTTCCGTGGCGGATCTGACCACCGGTCCCGACCTTTTCGTAGATCAGCGAGTCAGTCAGGGTGACAGTCGTCGCCGTCTTGAAGTCGCGGACGTTCTGGATCTTCGCAATCCGGAGACAGGTCTGATCGACCATGTTCCAGCCGCGGAAGATGAACTTGTTCGCGGTCGCCGCCAGCGTGTTGGCGATATCGAGAGCCGACCACGCCTGAGCGTGAATCTCCCGATGACCAGTGCCGCTACCCTGCTTCACGAACGCGGCACGCAGAACGTCTTCGGTCACGTCGAAGCCACGGTGCCGATAGCCGTTGACTTCCGCAGCTTCGAGGAACACCTGACGCAGCCCGATGCGTTCTTTGTACAGATCCTTGGCGGTCTGCAGCGTTCGGGCGTCGAACTGCTTGTCGAGGTTGTCCAGCCGTCCCGCCTGACAAATGGCGGCTGCGAGCACGTCGGCGGTGACGCGGTTGTCGCGAGTCCGAAGAGACGGTGTGACGGTGCCTGCCAGCGGGACCATCGACTCGGCCATCTCCATCCGGAAGTCCTGCACGGACATTCCCGCATCGATGGCGTGGTCGAACGCCTTTTCGCAGGCGTCGATGTATTCCATGTCGTGGGGATTCTTGCTGACGTACTTGTCAGCGATCTCGCGGATATCAGCCCGTCGCTTGGCTTCGATCTTCCGCTCCTCGAACGGATTGCTGGCGACAATCTTCGCCGGCTTGGCTCCATTCTTGCCCTTGTAGTTCTCCTCGATCGTGGCGATCAGCTCGGGGGTCGCGTTGTCAACGTCGATGCCCATGCCCTCGGCCCAGGCTTTCACTTCCGCGTTCATATTCGTCTCCTTTGTGGAAGCGGCCGTGGCCGCGATAGAAACCGTGGTGTTGTCGTCAGCACCGTGGCTGACGAACGCGAACCCCTTCAAAGTGCTTTCGCGAGCGACATAGAGAGGACGGCCGCCCTTTGCGGGAGCGGTGAAGTTCTGCCCGTTGACCGTCACCGTTGCGCCCGGCTTGACCTGCTCGACCTTCGTCGGATTGGCTTCGATGCTGGCCTGCCAGACGAAGCCATCCGCGGCACTCGCGATGACCTCGTTGCGAGCCGACGTGGCAGCCGATGCGATGCCGGCGAGATTCAGTTCCTTGCCGTCGTTTCCGATGGCGTTGACGTTGCCGACTCTCTGGCTGGGCTGATGGTCAAGGTTCGCCACCAGCGACTTGCCCGTCTTCATTCCAGCGAGGTCGAGAATCACGTCTTCTCGCTGATCACCGTTCCGCATCGCTCCTTCGAGGATGCCGCCCGTGTACGCGAGCACGTTGAACTTCGCCGGCTGTGGCTTTCCGCCATCGGTGGGCTGCTCAGCCGCCTCGATGCTTACGGGGCCAACGTTGGCAATGATCGATTTCGCCTTAGCCATGATGGGCTCCGTTTCCGTTGAGTTGTCCGACGATGCGATTGACGGCAGCCGCAACTGGCGTATCGCTGGCGGGAGTCGTGGGCTGTGCTGGTGCGGGCGTCGGCGCGGGCGGGTAGGTCACATCGAGCAGCCGCTGACGCAGCTCTTCGACTGTGACTCCGAACGACACGGACGCCTTGAGCAGCTCGTCCTCGAAGTCCATCCCCGCATCGGTGAAAATCTGATGCAGAAAGACCTGTCCGCTCTGCAGTCGCGTCTCGTTGGCGTTGGCTTCCGACTCGACATCCGCAACGCGGTGTTTCGGCCAGTCCCAGAGGTGCTCGCGGGCACCGGCGGTGATTGCGTCCGGATTCCCGCCAAGCCAGCCGTATCGGATGACTGCAAGGTCGAACCAGGCGTCGAACAGCGGATCTAGAACCAGGTCGTTGCAGTCCTCTCGCTCGACATCGAGGGAGGCGTAATACGTCTGGTGATCCAGCCGGCCCGAGGCGTAGTTGTACGACGACGAATCGCAGGCAGCCTTGTTGTAGGGCATGCTGCGCGGTCGCGCGAGTTCGTTCACCAGCGACTTGTGGAACGCTTCATAGGTCGCTGTGGGGTGCTCTGCCTTGAGTTGCGAGAGGTCATAGCCCACCGGCATCGCCGTCATCATTCGCTTCGAGATTTCCTGCTGTGAGAAATCCGTCGCGTACTGCATCTCCTCGCTGTCCGGCTGAAACTGCGTCTTGAGCAGGACCGTGAAATCGGCGGCAGTCTCGGCGGCGGCAAGCGTGGCTTCGCGCCAGCGGCGGGCGGCGGCACCGGTGTTCAGCGTGCTGGCGTTCTCGGGAACGGCACGGTGCTGTCCCGGGCGGCGCATCTTGAACCAGTGCAGCACGAACTCGGCGGGAACCTTCTCCGCCGTCAACCCGATGCTGCTGATCGAGCGTGAGGCGTCCGACTGACTGAACCTGTCGCCAGCAGACGAGAAGTCGCCAGTTGCTCCCGGGTGACGCGAGAGGATGTCGTACCAAACGGGATTTCCGAACTGGTCGAACTTGATCCCGTCGATGTATCCCACTTCGCCGAATGGCAGGAACGGCGTCTGGCACTGCTCGGCTTCGATCAATCGCAGATCGAGCTTGACGGGGTGCCGGACATTGGGATTGCGGCGCTGGATGCCGAACGTCTCGCCGTCCGTGTGCTTGGCGTGAGCCATGCACCACAGCTTTCGACGGAACTGGACTGCCTTGCACCAGCGGTACCATTCCAGCTCAATCATCCGGTTGAAGCCGTCTGAGCCGGTCTGCATCCGCAGCACGGGACCGACGCCCACGAGGTCCGTGGCGTAGGTCTGGGCAATGCCGTCGCTGTAGCCGTTGTTGCCAACTTCGTAGCGGCTGCGGCTGATCAGCGTGTGGCGGATTTCCTTGGAGTGCGCAGAGTCGGCGTCGAGCCTGTCCGCGTTTGCCCAGATGTTCTGGTACTCGGTGCTCGTGCGCGCCGCGTCGTAGCTGGCTCGCAAATCGGCGTAACGCCGCTGCCAGTTCTCGATCTCACGACGGGTGACAGGCTTTTCTGCCGGTGGGGCCGAGAGGAAGCTCTTGAATTGGTCGAGCGATTTGCCCATCAGCCACACCCCGGAGGAACGAGGCGTGTGAATCGCAAACCGAACTGACCGTTCCCGGCGACGGAGGCGGATTGATTCGCCTTCCACTCCTGGTACTTGATCCAGTCCGCCATGCTGCGGTTGGTGCCGCTGCGTCCGTCGACGGTGGCGCTCTGGGGTTCCGCCAGAAATGCGTCACCTTCGGCGATCAGTGCAGCCAGCTCGGCGTCGGTCATCGGATCGGGCTCCGGAATCAACCCGACCTTGGCGAGCGCAATAAAAAAGCCCATGCAAGGGATGCAGCCCCTGCATGGGCTTTGTGGTTCGCGCTGGATTCGTGGCGGTTAATTACTCCGCCACGTCGCCTTCGGTCAGGTTGTCAGCACCGATTTTCGATTGGACGCAAGAAGGGCGGAATAGGAAGGGGGTGTTTTTTGGGATGTGCTGTGTGAGAAAGTGCTACCGGTAGCACCCGCGATGCTTCAAGCTGCGTTTCGCGTGGTAGGATCGCCTGCACCATGCCTGAAAACGTCACATTTACCGCGAATCATTTCCGATCCGATTTGTCCGACGACGAGAAGCGCGAACTGTTCCGATCGTCGGTGGACTATTGCGAAATTGAATGCTTCAGTTTCTGCAATCGCCGCTGCGGATTCTGCCCGAACTCGGTGATACCGCAGCGACAGGACAAGGCAGGCAACCGTTTCATGCCAGAGGATCTGTATCTGCGAATCCTCGACGACCTCGCCTCGATCGACTATCGGGGGAAAGTCCAGTTCGGGAGGTACAACGAGCCATTCAGTGAGCGGGTGATTCTTGATCGCATCAGCCAAGCCCGGGAGAGACTTCCGAAGGCGTGGCTGTACAGTCACAGCAACGGCGACTTTCTGACGCCCGGGTATCTGAGAGAGATCCGCGATTCCGGGCTGGACGAAGTCGCCGTGCAGGTCTACCTCGGCAATGGGCAGCCTTACGTCGAAGAGGCGATTATCCTTCGCCGGAGGATGATTCTCGACCGGCTGGGGCTGTCTCTTGCAGAGCCGATCTGCTCGGCACCGGGACTCAGGCACTATCACAAGACAGATTTCCCCGGAATGCTCGTCACCGTCGACGCCCGGAACTTCTCCCAGATCGGCACCGACCGGGGCGGGCTCGTCCAGATCCAGCAGCGCCCCCGGGTTTCCCCGTGCCTGATACCGTTCTCAAGCCTGTACGTCGACCACGACGGCTCCACGGTCCCTTGCTGCAACATCCGCTCAGACGTGCCTGAGCACGCCCCCTACGTCGTCAGCCGCCTTCAGGACGGATCGAGCATCTTCGACGCCTTCGCAGCGCTGCACGGCTGGCGGCTGGGGCTCATGAGGTTCGGGGAGAAGTCGGGGCCGTGCGCGACGTGCCGCTATGGGGAGACGGATGTGGGGGTGGAAGCGGCGGAGGGGTTGGAGAGGATCTGGTCGATGGCTAAAAATCTCGCCGCTGAGATCCAATCGACCTGATTGCCCAGTCTCGATCGCCGATGACCCTTGCGGTCCGGTAGTGACGCTTCCAGAAGTCACGAGCCGCTATTGCCCGAAACCAGCGATAGGTCTCTGACGGCATGACGCACCACGTATGCTGCGGCCAAGGCTCGTTCGGCAGAACCCGAAGGAAATCGAGAATGTCGTCGTTGGTGATAGTTGCCCAGCTATTGGTAGAGAGCATCATTTCCCAAACGCATCCTGTTCAAAAGTAACCTTCGGCGTCCCGCAGTGCCGGCAGATCCGCTGCCGCTGAATCCTGCCCGGCTTCGGCTTCACGCGAGCCACCCGGAAGTCACGACACCCGCAGTTGTGACACACCAGACCCGGCGAATCGTTTCCAGCAGCCATCTCAGACAGCGACTTCCTCGGCTTGCGTGCCGTCTCGGGAAATGCGATCGACTCGGGCTCCGAGAGCGGATCGAGGATCGACATCGGCGGGAGTGCTTTCTTGCGAGCCACGGCGGGCATTCAGGAGTCCTGTGGGTGGATTTCGATCTTCGCAGTGCAATGGCAGAACGATTTGCCATCTGCGGCAATGAAGCGCTCACCGCAAAACTGACAAGGCGTCAAGGTATCCATGATCAGCTTCTCAACTCGCCTGTTATGCGCCTCGCCCATTCGTCGGCCAAGTTCCCCGAAGGCCGCAATGACCTGTCGCTGCTCTTCCTCCGGATCGCTGAGAATGTATGCACGAAGCTCTGCCCGCTCCTCTGGCGTCATGCGTTCAATCGAACTGAGATCGAACGTGTAAGAGTTGAACGTGAACGGGTTGTATTTGGGTAGCGGCATCATCGAAGTTCAAGTTCCTGTTCATCCATCTCTCATCTCCCCATCTGTGCCAAAGGAACGCGGGGCTTGCGGGACTGAAACACATTCATTGCCTGCCCCGTCAAGCTGCAGCCCAGCATCGACGCCACGCATGCCGAGCCCACGAGGCAGTCAAACCAGTGGTTATCGGGCTTCCCCGGCTTTACCGCCCACTCCGTCACCTCGCGCCCACGGCCAAACGTCTTCACGCAGAACTCCGCCTTCATGTGATCCGCGAACATGCGGTGTTTGACAGGATCACGCCCGAAGAGACTCAGACACCCGGCACCGCCCATCGGTGCAGCGAACCGCGAGAACACAAACGACTTCCAATGATTCGTGTCGATCAGCAGATGGCGGATCGTCCGCCCGGGTGCCGTTGACACACGACAATGAACCCCGGCCTTGTCCCCCTGCCGCTTTTCGTACTCGTTGAGCGGTTTATTGCCCGCTTTCACCCCGAAGCCCTTGGAAGGCATGATGATCGCGTTAAACGGCGTTGCCCGGCAGAATTGGTGGATCACATCCGCCTGATAACCCTCGTCAATCAACAGCCGATCGATCTTGAGCGCCGTCCCGTCCTGCCGCATGAACGTCCGCGAACAAAGCTGCGTCGTCAGCTCTCCGAGCCCCGCATAGATCGCCGCCTCGGGTGACATGCCGTCGAACTTCTTCCGCAACGTCAAACTCAGGTCATTCAGCCGGAAATAGTTCCGTCCCTGGTCTGGATAGGCTCCATAGTCCAGCACGCCACCCGAGAAGCCGTCTCCCCACCCGCAGACGATCCAGAACAGCACGTCCTGCTGCACGTCGATCATTGCCGTAACGTGCGACCACTCGCCGGCAAGCTGCCCTCGATCGATGCCGTTCACCTTCCGGCAAATCTCCTCCGCCAGAAGCAATCGTTCTGCCTTCGTCTCTTCCTCGACTGGCTCATTCTGGTACTCGGCGAAGAATGCCGGACGGTCCCGCAGCATCAAATTGACCGCGTGCTGGATCGCCGACACCTCGTCCGCCATCTTCCGCTCCGGCCACGCCGCTTCCGCCCCCTCCTCCAGCACAGCCCGGTTCTTCCGCCAATACTTGTTGGCTTCCTTCAGGGATCGCTCCTCCATGAACAGCCGCGCCCTCAAATCCGCGTACTCGTCGATCGCCGCCTGATTCGTCGGCAGCGACTTCAGCATCTTCGTCCGCTCCCCATTCCAGTCGGGATGCTTCCGGCGATTCAGGATGTTGTCTGCCATGTCCCCCCGGCGGATGACCGTGCAGGGCATCACAGCGCTGATCTTCTGCCCCGGACCCGCCATGTTCAGCAGCGCCCCAGACAACACGCTTTCCCTTGCCGCACACTGCGAATCCGACCGTGCCGACTCGTCAGTCTGGGGATCGTCCACGAGGACGAACGACGGCCGCAGGATCACGCCCTTCGTCGTCGTGTGCTTCTGCCCGCGAACCGCCCCAGTGATTCCACAGACCGACACCACGCCACCATTACCAGCCTTCGATAATTCGTCCGGCAATGTAGCTAGAACGAGCTGGGAAGCCGTCCAGACGATGTTCGTCCCCTGCCCGAGGCACTTCTGCCCCTTGCACCGCCGGGGTTCATTCTCCAGCTTCCGAATCGGATACGTGACTTCCGGGAAGTCCTCGAACAGGAACTCGTTGTGCTGCAGCTCGGTCATCTGGCTCTTGAGGATCGCCTCGGCATGTTTCTCAGTCGCCCCGACCAGCGTCACGAACTTCCGCCTGCCCGTCAGGATCGCCCACAGCGCCGCACGCTCACAGATCGTCGTCTTGCCCGTTCCGCGAGGCATCGCCAGCGCAAACAGCCCGCCCTCGACCACCGCCCGCTCGATCTGTTCAATCACCCGGATGTGGTCCCTCGACCACTTCATCGTGAAAGCCCACGGAAAGTAAATCTTGAGAAATCGCTCCAGGGATGCCTCACACCTCTCCCTGCGCTCCGGGTTGACCACCTCGGGAGGGGGACCGATCTCCTGCGGGTCCTCCGCTCTATCTCGGCCGTACTGCCTCCCATACGCCCTGTCGTTAGCCATCAGGCAAACCTAAAAGTATCGCGTTTTCCGGC